CTGCTGAACAACAGATAAAAGAACTAAAGATAAAAGTAAAAGAATTAGAACAAGTAATAGAAGGATATAGACTAAAACTAATAGGATAAAGATATGAAAACAGTAAACAGTTTAAGTGGAGGAAAAACATCAAGCTACATCGCAGCAAATTACCCTGCTGATTACAATGTGTTTTCTTTGGTTCGTACAGACGACAAGAAATGTATGTTTCCCGATGCAAAAGTAAGACAAATGGTTTCTGATAGGTTAGGAACTGAATTTATAGGAACTCTTGAGGAAGATATGATTATCTACACTATGTTAGATTTAGAGCAATTCATAGGCTCGAAGATTGATTGGGTTACAGGAAAGACGTTTGATGAAATAACAGTCATAAATGGAAAGAGATACCTTCCCAATGTTACTCAAAGATTTTGCACAACAAAAATGAAGTTGCAGCCTATTTTTGATTGGTGGAGAAAAGAGATAAATGAAGTTGTTGAAATGAGAATCGGATTCAGAGCAAACGAACAAAGGAGGTCGAAAACAATGTTAGAGAAAACAAATAAAAACGGAAATTTAGAATTTAAAGCAATAGTAGGCAGAACGAAAACAGGAAACAGAAACAGGTGGGCAAATATTGAATGGCAAAAACCATCATTCCCTTTAATAGAAACACCAACATTTAAAGATTCTATTGAGAATTATTGGAGTGATAAAAAAGTTAGGTTTGCGTATCTAAATAACTGTATTGGATGTTTTCATAGGTCGCCTGTATTATTGAAACATATGAGCGAAAAGCACCCAAACAAATTTGAATGGTTTATAAATTCAGAAGAAAATGGTTATGGAAAAAGAACCTTTAAAAATGGAATGAAATACAAAGACATAAAAAAAAGTTTTAAGCAAATACAGTTGTTCGACGAAGACTTCAATGAGTGCGATAGTGGATATTGTGGACTTTAAAAAAGAAATATATGGAATTTTTAGACGAAATACTCGAAAGGCTTCTGAACAAGCCAAAGGATAAACAGACAACTATCTTTGACCAAATCGAAGAACAAAAAGAAACCAAATGAAAAAAGAAAACAGAAAGTAATATGAGGAATGAATATAAAAACTTTTGGATTAAAGAAATTGCAATAAGAATCAGACAATCAATAAGAAATGGCAACTTAGTCAATGGCTCTTGGAAAGAAAAAATTTTATACTATCTAAATTTTAAAAAGTTTTGCACACCTTATAAAGGTAAGTGCATTCGAGTTAAAGACAATCAAAGCACCTGCGAATGGTGCGGTGCAATAGGAAAATATAATAAATAAAAAAAATAAATAAAAAGAAACCAAATGGAAGGAATAGCAAGAATAGTAATAATAGTAATATACATAAGCTTAGTTATAATACTTTTAAATAAACAGATATGAATTTACTTAGATGGGAATTAAAAATAGGAATGGTCAAAGGATTAGTCTTCGGAGTAAGACCTTACGAGTTTGAAGGAGAACAAACCTATGAAGTAGACCACGTAGTCTATGTAGGAATATTCCAAATTATTTTAACAATGATATACGAAAAAGTATGAACAAGCAAATAGCAAAAGAACTAAAACAATTCGCTGATGTTGTATGTAGTAGATATTCACAAAAAGACAGAAGCAAGAATTTTAACAACGAAACATTTAATATTCAAGAAATAATACCAACAAGCGACCACACCGCCACAATAATATACGAAAAGAACACAGGTAAAAGAGCAGCATTCTTTTTCTATTATATCCCCGCATTTAAAAAGTGGAATTACTTTGTTCCAACAGATAGCCATATAAACGGAATGAGTTGTTTTGCAAATCAAAAAATAGAAGTAGAGAGACACAACTACAAATATAATTTTTAAATATGAATCACGTCCGTAGGATTATTTTAGCAGCACTCTTATTGTTTTTCTTTGGAGGTGCATTCTTTGTGTATAGCTACGGAGAGAAACTTGGTTCACGTGGATTTATGAGGTTCTTAACTCTTTGGCTACTTGTGTTGTTATTGTATCTAATTAACATAGTAGTTCCTTTATTGTTTTAAATTAAAGAATCAATAATGATTTTATTTGATTATTATGGACGGAAGAAAAAATAACAAAGGACACAAAGGCAAAGCAGGACGAAAAAGCAAGTCAGAAGAAATGCAGTTGATTGAGATGCTGAACAAACACATTGACAAAGATGATGCTATCAAGAAACTAAAAGCAAAGATTGACGAGGGCGATTTTAAAGCCTTGCAAATGTACTTCAATTATATGTACGGAAAACCAAAAGAAACTAAAGACATCTCAATTAACACAGAGCAACCTTTATTTGACCTTTAATGTTTCAGACAACAACTGCGATACGAAAGCTACACGCTTTAACAAAAAGAAAGAAAGTAATTCAAGGAGGAACGTCAGCGGGTAAGACCTTTGGCATTCTTCCTATACTTATTGACAGAGCAATCAGAAACGATATGCTTGAGGTTAGTGTTGTATCTGAATCAGTACCACATCTTCGTAGGGGAGCAATGAAAGACTTCCTAAAGATTATGATGATGACGGGAAGGTACAGAGATAACCAATGGAATAGGTCTGCACTTAAATACACATTCTCCAATGGTTCTTATATCGAGTTCTTTAGCGTAGAGCAACCCGATAAGCTACGAGGTGCAAGACGTACCGTTCTATATGTGAACGAGGCTAACAACGTCCCATTTGAAGCCTACAATCAATTAGCGATAAGAACAAGCGGGGACATTTGGATTGACTTCAATCCTACTGCAAACTTTTGGGCGCATACCGAAGTAGTTGGAAACGACGATGCTGACTTTATTACACTTACTTACTTAGACAACGAAGCACTACCCGATACGATTGTGGCGGATATTGAATCAGCACGAGACAAGGCAAAAGAAAGCACGTATTGGTCTAATTGGTGGAAGGTGTACGGATTGGGTCAAGTAGGTTCATTGGATGGCGTATGCATTACCGATTGGAAAGAAATAGACCTACCAACAGAGGCAAGACTATTGTGCTACGGAATGGACTTTGGATACAGTAATGACCCAAGTACCCTAATAGGTTTATACAAGTACAATAATAGCTACATCTTTGACGAAGTTATCTATCAGAAGAAAATGCTCAATAGCGACATATCAGACTTATTCAAAGCGAAAGGAATCAGAGAGATGGTATATGCAGATTCAGCAGAACCCAAATCAATAGCAGAGTTGAAAACCTACGGACATCAAGTATTACCCTGTACGAAAGGAAAGGATTCTATTGTCTACGGAATCAACTTAATCAATCAGAACAAAATCTTTGTAACAAGGTCAAGTAAGAACCTCATCAAGGAACTTCAATCCTACACGTGGATGAAAGACAGAGAAGGCAACACAGTAAACAAACCTATTGATGCTTTTAACCATTGTATTGATGCAGCACGTTATGCAATTACTTCACAATTAGAAAACCCAAACAAGGGACAATATTTTGTTTATTAGATATTTTTTATTATATTTGCATATATCTAACTTAAAAACTATATTATGAAAGCAAGTAAAAACGAGTCGCCATTAGAAATCATAGGGTATTGCATACTCTTTTGGGCAATAGTATTTTCGGGAGTGTTTATCTTTTGAAGGTAGAACTCAAATATCTAAAGATAGCGATGGTGCAATGTTTTATCCATCACGCAAAAGGTGTACAGGTATCAATCAACGAGCCTAAGAACTTCAAGCAGATAAGACTATTGGATTCAATGTATAACGAAGCAATAAAACACGTATGGCAATAACAAACGAATTAGACGATATGTTGGCTATGGCTAAGTGCCTAAAGAAAGGCATCAAGGTTGAGGCAGTTCCACAGGAGCAAGGTAGATTTGGTAAATGCAAACTACAAGTAACAAGGAACGGAGATACCGTCTTGGGGGATAGACTATACAGTCAGAAGAAAGAAAAAGGAAAGCAGTCAGAACTCAACGAGCAGATATTACTAATGTACAGACACTACGCAAACCAAATAAAATGAAGATACAAATAAACATACCCGAAACCCTTGACGATATCACGCTAAGGCAATACCAAGCATTCAACAAGTTTGAAGAACCAACCATTGACCAAACGCTTACGACGTTCTTAGGTATCTCCATTGAGCAACTCAACAGATTACCTGCTGAAAAGATAGAGGGATATGCAACACAGATAAATTCAGTCTTTGAACAAGACAAGCAATTCACTCCTACATTCGTTTTAAATGGTGTTAAATACGGTTTCATACCAAAGTTGGATGATATTACCTATGGAGAGAATAAAGACCTTACAACGTACTTAAATGACTTTAAGGATATGCACAAGGCGATGGCGGTAATGTACAGACCAATCAAGCAAGAGCAAAGAGGCAAGTATTTAATTGATGACTACGAAGGCTCTGCTAAGTACTCGGAACAGATGAAAGACGCACCTTTGTCAGTTGTACTTGGTGCAACGGTTTTTTTTTACAATTTAATGAACGGATTGCTGAAAGCTATCCC